CTCCCGTGAGGGAGTCAGTACTCAAGTGAAGCCAACCATTCACTTCGAGGAACTCTCCTGCCGCAAGGCTGGAGGCCGTCCCCCGAGCTCTAGGCTGGTCCTTGGGATTCACCTCAAGTCCAGAGTGAGCATCAAAATTCTCTCATGCTACAACTAAAGTTAACCCTATTTCAGATTACCGTAAGGTTTCTGAACAAGGTATTCCTTAAGTTGGAGTATGATGAGGGATTAGTTCGTCATTGGGTAGGCGTTGTTCTTAAGCGGTGTGAAACACGCGGAACGGTCGACACGATCGGATGGGTAAAAACCCTTCGGTTGTGTTGTACACGTTTCCTGTGTGGATCGCCGCTCAAGACTTCACCAGGCTTTGGTATCACACTTGATTCAGACGGTCTCCCGAAAGGGGTTCCGCTGGTCAAGTATGTTCGAGATGGTGGTAGTGCCCAGTTAAGGTTTGCGTTTACACTCCTAGGAGTGTCGCGCATCCTTCCTGGTACTAAACTCCCCGACCTTAGTTCCATCACAGACCCGGGGAAAGGTCAGACGTCCTCGCATTTGCGGGACGACCTTCTCCGCGTCGTGAGGTTCCTAGGTTGGAGAATTCCTCAGCCCGTTTGGACTGAGTGCCACATATCGACCAAAGCCGGCCCCAATGCGCAAGCCCTGGTAGGATCAATAGAGGACGCGCACCTCCTTACGGATTTGCAGATTAGTTACCTGCGAATCTTAGGGGGCGGTGCTGTCGTTCAATTGATTCAAACCATTCAATCCTATCTGAGCCCGATATCCTGGCTAGCGGCACTTGCTGTGAAGATCAAGGGTAAGGAGCGAAAGCTCCTGCCCAAAGGTCGACAAGGCAAACTGTCACTAATCAGAGATAAAGAGGCTAAGTGTCGGATCGTGGCTATACTTGATTATTGGACACAATCAGTCCTGTATCCTCTGCATACGAGCCTTATGGCTTTACTGCGGAGCATTAAGGGTGATTGTACCTTTGATCAAGGTAGCTTCCGAACCCACCTTCCCCGTAAGGGACCGTACTATTCACTTGATCTTAGCTCTGCCACTGATCGGTTTCCTGTAGAGATACAGGTACTGATTCTTGGTTTGCTAATTTCTCCTGAATATGCGGCCGCATGGCGTGCATTGTTACTCGACCGAGACTATCATCTCACATGGGGGCCCGTAGGGCGTGTCGTAAGATACGCCGTTGGGCAGCCTATGGGAGCTTATAGTTCTTGGGCGATGTTTGCAGTGTCACACCATGTAATCGTCCGGGTAGCTGCTCTTCGTGCGGGGAAACCCATCACTTGGAGTCGCTACGCACTCCTTGGCGACGACATCGTCTTGACAGACGCTGGCGTCGTGAAGGAGTACCGGGCAATCCTTGCGGAGATTGGTGTTGATGTCTCTGAACCGAAGACGCATGAGTCGCAAGACACGTACGAATTCGCTAAGAGATGGATACACAAGGGAACGGAAGTAACCGGCGCTCCTATGGGCTCTCTATTCGAGGCTGTGCGCTTCCGTCGGGACGTGAAGGGAGGTCTTCTAACGAAGGCCATCTCTTACGTTTCCTTCTTCGGCGTGGCAGTCTGGTTTCGAGAGCTCGAGCAGCGCTGGTTATCCCGGTCTCTTCACTTGGCTTCCCGGGCCTTGTTCGCAGAGTTCTTCACCATTCTAGGCGTTTCGGCCGCAACCCGACTCGCTGAGAAGACGTGGAGATTCTACCTGCTACCCTCGCGAGAGGATAGTAGGAGCTTCCAGGCTTTCAAACGGGTCAAACTGGGCGAAATCCTGATAAGTGGCATTCTTGGTTGCTTCTCCTGGAGTCGGACCCTCAAGGTTAATACCCTCGGGGTCCTTCTTGTGGAGAGCAAAGCAAGAGTGCTAGAATCTGCGATCAAGAAGCAAGTCCAGCGACTTTACGACTTCCAAGTGGAAGCGGTAAAGTATCTGAGCTTGTTTCCAGAGGGGTTGGATGGCCAATCAATACTGCTCGCCTTGCCTCCCTTTGCAGTGCTCCGGAGTCATATCCGGGACTTGCAAGAGGAGTATGAGAAGGTGCGTTTGGTTAGGGACAGTGAGGCGCCCGCTCGATGGCTTGCCATCGAGGTTCGTCTCGTCCTTGATCCTTACGCAGCTATCTCTACAAGGCAAAGCAAGGTAGTGGCTTCTAACAAAGCAACTGTGCTTAACCATTTGAGCGCGATGTGCCGAGGAATCGAGTACATTCGTGACGTTGCCAAAGGGCCGATAAGCGAGGAATCGCTTGTTGACCTGATTAACAATCATCACGTTGTACCGACCCGAGGTGATCGTTCTCGAAAAGGTAAACACAGCGGAGCCTCTTCCAAAGGAAAATCATCCGCCTAATTTAGGTTACCCGTGAGGGGCCTAGAAAAGAGGACGAGGTTCTTGAGGTTGAGGGGTTCCGGCAATGCTAGGGCCCCACTTTGCCGGCAGTCTAAAGACTACCAGCAGGCTGTAGCGCTTTGGAAGACCCTTGCGGGCTAATCCTCACGGTCCAACCTTAAGTGGTTACCTCCTG